GGCAAAAGGTTCTTCACCATCCAATCCCGTTCTTGAAAGTATATTTTCAACTACAAGATTAGACGGGGTGTTCTTATCAAATACGCTTAATACAAACTCCTTGTTACTCATGGCTGATATCATTCAATATGGTGTAATCAGTTTACTATATGCGGTATAGCTATAATGCATACAATGTTTAGATTTATAGATGTATCTGAACGGACATTTGGGAACATTAATTCGTACCCCTTGAATAGCCATTCCCTCTTTTATCGAACACATCATAGCCGGGTTATTTGCAACCAAAAACATGGGATGCGTCATGGTCAGTACAACACAATCAGCCGGAGCCGTTTCCAAAGTGATAAACTGAATATCCGGCAGACCAACATCAACCGATGGATTCACGCAGTCACACTTAGGAGATTCCACACTTGATGCCTGCACGCTCAACGAAACCAAAGACATCATTAAAAAGCCACACATGGCAAAAATAAAATTCTTCATTTCTTTTCTGATTTATAAAATTAGATAATGGAAGGGTAGAAGCACTACCCTATCCTTTTACTCGATACCTAATGCTTCTTTCAGTTTGGCTGTTGATTCTTCATCCAGTTCTGCAACCTTAGTCAAAAGAGTTTCCTCTTTCATATTGCCGGAAGCCTGCGCACCGATAGACTTCAAAGTATCAACCAAAGCCTTCTTCTCAAACTCCTTTTCAAAAAGGGAGATTTTCACCTCCTTCTTTTCTTCAGGAGCTTTCACTTCGGGATTTTTTGCCTCAACCCGTTCAGCAAGTCTGCGGCTTTCCATATCCAGCACACGAGCTTCCTCACCGACTTCAATCACTTCATCGGGAGTATAATACTTTCCGGTGAACTTGTCGCGGAAAACTGATATAACCTTTACTTTCAT